AAGGCCTGACGGCCAACACCTGTATAAGTAGCCAGTATTATTCCACAGCGTTCGAAGATCGCCTACCCCTGATTTTCGATTTCTCGTGCCGCTAGTCGCACAAGCCCCTCTAGCGCGGCCTTCACCGTTTGTCGGCGGACCTCATCACGGTTGCCGGGGAAGTGCTGAACCTCACTGTAAACCTCATCGCCAACACCCCAGGCCAGCCATACCGTGCCCACTGGCTTGTTCGGCGTGCCGCCGTCGGGGCCGGCAACACCGCTGACCGCCACGGCAAAATGCGCCAGGCTGTGCTGCTGCGCACCGCGCACCATGGCCTCGACCACTTCGCGACTGACCGCCCCTACCGTCTCGAACAAATCGCCCGGCACATCCAGCTGCCGGGTCTTCTGCCGATTGGAATACGTCACGTACCCCGCTTCAAACCAGGCCGAACTGCCCGGAATCCGCGTAATCGCTTCGGCAATCCCGCCACCTGTGCAGGACTCGGCGGTAGTGACATGGGCATTGAGCACTTGCAGACGTCGGCCCAGTTCTGCGGCCAGTTGGGTGGTCTCTTTCACGGCGAGCTCCGGATCGTGTGGAATGCCTTCACCGTACACGAGCCGGCCATGCTTTCAATACACAGAATCATTCAAGATGTTCGGGCGCCAGCGCTCTGACATAGGCCTGACAGGCCTGCAGGGCAATCAATCCGCGGTCGCCGGTGTCGGTGATGGCGATAATTCGTTGAGCATGCGCCGGGTCAAGTCGGGCGCGTACGGTTGCAGAATCCACGCCGCTGGTGCCGGCGGTGGCTGGCATCGCACCGCCATGGGCAACGTCGCCGGCGTCGAGAAGGACTGACAGCCGCACATCGGCAGTAGCAAGGCGATCGCGCAGGCGATCCTGATCACGTTGGGCATCGCTCAGCGCTCGATAATGGGTTTGCTCACTGGCCGCGAGCCGCTGCTCCAGTGCAAGGCGTTTGTCCTGCTCGGCCTGTTGTGCGCTCGCGGCGGTCAGAGTGAGTTGATTTTGCGTTTCGGCGTTTAACCGCGCCTGCTCGGCCAATTGCCGCCCGTAGCGCCAGTCCTGAAACTGCCAGGCTGCTGCAAACGCCCCGGCCACCAGCAGCAACAGACCCATCACGCGCCAGGAGCCGGACATAGCACCGCCCTCGCCCGTGCCCAGATCTCGAGTCGATCCTGCAAGCCGTTCAACCCGCCGTTGATCCGCCGGGTGATGGTGTTGAACTGATCGCGATCGGCCAGTTCGTTCAAGCCCTTCTGCGCCCAGAACCACGCCGCCGATTCGGCCGCCCACTGCGGTTGCTCGAGCAGTTCGGGCAATGCCAACAGGCGCTCATCGCCGAACAAGCCGAGGCTGCACTGACGATAATTTGCCCGGCCGGTGATCTGAATCAGTCCACGCCCGCGATACTTTTGCCCGTCACCGTCGGCTTCCGGAGTATTGCCCAGACGCAGCGCCAGGGTGCCGGTATCGTATTTGCTCAGGTACTGGTTGTTGCCCAGTTCGCGCACGTAACGCAATTGGCCCGACTCGTGGCCGACCTGTGCGAGGAACGCCGCTATACGTTTCGGCGTATCGATGCGATGTCTGGCCATCGCGGTGTTGAGGGCCGAAACGAAAACGCCCGCTTGGGAGCGGGCGTTGGGCATGATGTCGACAAGGTGTTTTTCAGTTAATTGCATGATGCTTGATCCTCCCTGGATGTTGTCCCGATTGAATCATGGTTGGCGGCTGATGCCCGTCAGCCATTTTTTTGCCAGAGTTTTCAGGCTGCTGTCCGGTGCAAGTTCTTCGGGCACGTCGAACACCCAACCGAGGGTACCGAAGTGGGCGGTCCAGTCGATTTGCGGTACCGGAGTGATTTCAGTGATGTCGACCCAGAGCAGATCCGGATGAAACATCTCGGCCATATTGCCATCGGTGGAGAACAACTCGACCACGGTGCTGTTGAAGATGCGTGCGTAGGTTTTCATCAGGCGTACTCATAGATGATCACGGCGCCCGAGGCACCTGCGCCACCTGGTCTGCCAGGTTGATTGGGGGCGTTGGCGATTCCTCCTGCACCGGAGCCGAAACCGGAACCGGGTGCAGCCAGAGAGCCTGCTGCGCTGCTGCCAAAACCGCCTCCGCCCCATGGCGAGCTGCCACCGTGCCCAGCAAGGGTTGAGCCGTTGACAGATATCCCGGAGGCGCCCGCATTTCCGGCACTATTGAAGATGTTGCCGCCACTGGCCGTCTGACCGGGATAGCCTCCGGTATAAAGCCCCATGCCCTGATTCGCGACAAAGCCAATCCACGGCGACCCTCCACCACCGGCAGCAGAAACCAGCGAGCCAAAAGAACTGGTACCACCACCTCCGGCATTCCCCGCTGCGAGTCCCGCGCTTCCGCCAGCCCCCACCGTGACAACCTGACGAGAACCAATCGTCTCGGAAGGTAACCACGCTTCAGCATAACTACCGGAGGCGCCGCCGCCCACGGTTGCATACTGGGAAGTTGTGGTCGCCCCGACTCCCGCACTTCCACCACCACCGCCCACAACCTTGACCAGAACGTGCTTCGTCCCGGCTATCGGCTCATAGGTACCGGATACGGTAAACGTCTTTACCTCCAACAACCGGCCGCTCGCAGCACTACCACCGCTCGCATACACCAGCACCCAACTGTCCAGCGCCGCGCTATACACCACCGAACACACACTGCTGCCGACAATCTCCGCTGGCCGCAACGCACTCAGCCCAAGGCTCAATAGCGGCCTGGGCATCAACCCGTTCGGTGCAAACGTACTCGCCCCGGTATTGGCATTACCGGCAGTAAAGCGCAGCGCCAATCCGTCCTTCAGTGCGGTGACGGCAGGCACATAATTGGCCATGTAGAGATTGGCCGCGCCGATGTCAGTGGCATGTTTGTCTTCACCTGCCTGACTGAGCTTTTTCATCGCTTGCAACAACTGGGTTGCATCGGCTTCGCTCGGCTCAAGGCCGGCTGATTTGACGACGTTCAACAATTCATCGGTAACGCTGTTGCCCCAGGTCGCCGGGATCAACGATCCGGGCAATCCCGCGACGACGTCTTCATTGACGAATTTGCCATTCACCAGCCCGACGCTGGGAACGCTTTTAGGATAATCCATGTCGACTCCTCAGCCATTGGCCTGTCGCAAACCGTCAAGCCAGTCAGGTTCGACCGGGCGCGAACGGGCATCGGGGAAGTCCGGATGATTGGGCCAGTCGCGCAGAGCCTGCCGGTAGGCGAGGAGCTCTTTGAACTCCTCGGTACGCAAGGTTGTGCCCTCGCCCATTTCCAGTTCTTCGGCATCGCGAAGGACCAGCCATTGAGTACGATCCAGTGCCTTGTCGCGCCAGAACCTTTCTGCGGCGTCGGTGGTTTGTCCAGCCAACACCACCCGCTGTGGACGCCCATTAGCGTTCAGCGAAAGAACTGTCCCTGCCGGAGCATTAGAGACCAGCGCGCAATACTCGCCCTCGCTCAACGCAAAAGCGTCAGCGGGGATATTCGCACCGTGTAGATCTGAATGATAAAAGCCAGAAGTTTGCGGAGAGAAATAATACATATTCAGTACCCTATACTGATTACGCGAGCAGCAATGGAGCCTGTCGGATAATCAGGACAGCGAACATTGATGCCCGCCAGCCGACTGATCGTCGCGTTGTTCCAAACCAGTAAAGTTGCCGATGAAGTGCCCTCATGGGTAGCGACTGCGAGAAATAAAGCGTTGGGAAACATCAATGGCCATGGGTTTACATCGCCATAATTACTATTGCCTGCCTGGCTGGCACTGCCACTGATCCATTGGATAATGACGCCACCCATCCACGAAGGAAAAACAACATAACCTGATGCCCCTAACCTAACCATGAACCCGAGTCTGAGCTTTTTAGGGGTCACAATAGATGTGTCACTGACACCGGCGTTGACCTCTGCCTGAGAGGCGATTTTTGCGGTTCCTACGAGGGACTCTGTGGCCTGTTGCACTTTTTTCGCAATGGCTTGAAAGACTCTTAACGGCGTCATCAACCGTGTAGTGCTGGTGCCGGATTCGGCTTCGTCCTGACTGGCAAGACTCTCGCTTTGCTTCCTCGCTATAAGCGAGTCAATGGCCGCTTTTAGTTGAGTGTTATCACTTTCATCAGCGGCCGCTCCTGAGCCTTTGATGACTTCCAGAATCTCCTGCGTAACGGCATTTCCCCAACTTGCCGGAATCAACGAACCCGGCATTCCAGTGAGAGCGTTTTCATCAACAAACCTGCCATTCACCAGGCCGGCGCTGGGAATATTTTTTGGGTAGTCCATCAATCTTCTCCATATTTTCAAAGCATCAACAAAACGTCTCAGGCAGAAACGCCGACCATCCACTCGGGTGCAGCCGGACGGAAAACCACTTCCGGGAAGTGGCTGGAATCAGGCCAGTCGCGCAGCGCTTGTCGGTACTCGAGCAGTTCCAGATATTGCGCAGCCTTGAGCAAGGTTCCGCGCCCCAGTTCCTGCTCATCGCGATGGCGAGTGACCAGCCATTCAGTCGCAGAAAGGGATGCCTGACGCCAGCTACGTTCGGCTGTCGAAGGCGCTTGATCTGCAACAACCGACGCCTGGAGGATCACCGGACTTTCCTGCGCGGGCAGTGGGTCGGCAGCTGTCGGCGTCTCACTGATCGGTGCGCCGATCTCGACCGCCTGACCATCCGGCACTCGCACCATCGACTCGACAAAGGACGGTGCAAACAGTTGACTGATTGCGTAGTCACCCGTGTCTATCCGTTCGACGACTACGCCGTTTTCGATCCGTGCATAAACGGCCATTACTCGTACTCCCAGATTTCACAGAAGGCGTTACCGCCAACACCGCTAAGGACAGAGGCGGACGTACTGGTCGAACAAGAACCACTGCCACCCGAGCCTCGGACGCCTGCGAAACCCGGATTGTTTACGCCCCTGTACGGGCCGCCACCGTCAAACGGACTCGCCGCTCCGCCTCCGGAGAGCATTCCCCAATTGCCGTTGAACATTGCGTAGCCACCGGTGTGCCCCCGAGCATTGGCAAGGTTGCCGCCCACGGCGTCTTGACCTCCCGTCCCACCCTGAACGTACCCCGAGGAAGAGGTTGTCGTATCGATGGTCAGGATCTGTGCACCGCCGCCTCCTGTAACGCTCATGTAAGAGCCGAAGGAAGCCCCACCACCTGCCAGGCCCATCGAAGGGCTGGCAGCTCCACCGGCCCCCAAAGAAACAGGTACGCCGGCAAGCATCTGGGGCGTCACGTCATACAGACTCTCCGCATAGGCCCCCGATCCGCCGCCGCCACCGAGACGTAGGTTCCCGGAGGCGACAGGTGCACAACCGCCGCCAGATCCACCGCCCCCCACCAGTCGAACACGAATACGTTTGGCCTTGGGGTTAGGCTTGTAAACCGTGATCCCGACCGTTTCGAACTGCCTGACTGCCAACAACCGTCCCACCGCATCGGTGATGCCATAGCCGGCCAACGTGGTTGGGGTATTTTTCAGTTTGTTGAAGTCGACCAGTGCCCCGATTGCGCTGGCTAATTGATCAGTTCTGGCTTCATCCGGCGTCAATCCGGCAGCCTTGATCGCGTTGAGAATTTCTTGCGTGACGCTGTTGCCCCACGCAGCGGGAATCAACGATCCCGGTGTTCCGGCGAGCGGGTTTTCATCGACGAAGCCGCCGTTGACCAGCCCCACGCCGGGAATGTTTTTTGGATAGTCCATGTCGGCACCTTGTAGGTTTTACAGGCAGCCGAATGCCGGCAGCACAGGCCGTCTGTAAGGTTTTTATTGAGTGATTGGCGAGTTACACGGTCGGCGGCGCAGGCCAGTCAATAACCGATGGATAATCCGGCTGCTGCTCGATCCGAGCCAATGTCAACGCATAACGCTTCCACGCTTGCAGAGTGGTCAACTGATCACTGCTCGCCTCGCCCAACTCATAGGCATATTGCAGAGGCGCAACCCGAATGACTGCTTCGCGCAGCCTGCTGTCCCGATCGATCTGCGCGTGCACGATAAGACCTGTGCGCTCGGCTTCGACATCCAGTTCCCAATCGTCACTCTTCCAGAAGTGATAGATACCCGGTCTAGGCTTGGCTGTTAGGTGATCGGGTAGGCACCCCAATTGCGCCCAGTACAGGGGATTGCCATTGTCTTTGCGAAAAACCGTGCGGTTGCGCAAATCCACCGCTTGCAGGGCGCGCTGATTGCGCCATACCCAGACATGTCCGGAGTCGGCCGCAGGCAACACTTGCGGCAGCTCGATTGCATTGCCCGGTACAACAACCCCCATGCCTGGGCAAACCGGCAGTTCGACGGGCCCGGTCAGTTCCCCGGTGAGTTCGTTGACATAGTAATAAGCCATAAATACCTCAAATCAGTTTAAGGCGACCTGGATACGCAATGTTTCTAGGTCGGGCCATTCCCCAATAAGGGGCGCTGAAGTTTTCAGCATTAGTGGCAGTGACGTAGTACGTCAGGCCGAGGAAAGCGGTCGAATCTGCCCCGATCGTCGCCAGATTGCCGATTGCGTGCACCGCAGGGGCGGATCCGTTATCACCGGCGATGTTGGTTCCCGTCTGCCATGAGCCGGCCACTCGGCCCGCATCAATATTGCGTTGCTCATCCAGCATCCGCAGGAACTCGCCGCGAACCTCAGGCCCGCGAAAGATCTTGATGCCGTCACCGCTGCTCCAGCCACCCGCGCGGTCAGCTTCGGCACGCAACATTCCCGATTGAACAGCGTGATCCCAGAGCCACGGCCATTCGGCACGCAGAAACTCACGACCGTTGAGTGCGCCATATCCACCTGGGCTGAGTGCGGTCGACGTCTCAAATACAATCCGTCCCAACGCACTGCCATCGAAGCGCCCTACCGGCCACCAGTTACCCGAACCATCGCTGCGCAGGTGCCACCAATCGCCCGCCCCCATCAGCACCAGAAACGGGTAGCCGTTTGCCGACAGATGAGTATGAAAGCGGACTCGATCATTGCCGGCGGCTTGCACTACCAAGCGGTTAGCGCTGTTATCGGTTCGACGGACAATGACGTCGCGCACACCGGAAAGAGCGTTCACCGGCGGCAAAGTGATCGTTACATCGGCTCCATTGGCACTGATCAAGACCAGCCCCAGCTCATCGGCAATCAATGTCTTGGATCCGGAAACTTCCGTCACCCGTGATGCCATGGGACTGGCCAGGCTCAGAAGTTTTTTGAATGCCGCCAACAACTGATCCGTAGCGGCTTCGGCCGGGGTGATTCCGGCCGCCCTGATAACGCTTAGCAACTCTTCGGTGACACTGTTGCCCCACACCGCCGGGATCAACGATCCCGGCGTACCCGCCACCGGGTTTTCATCAACGAAGCGGCCATCAACCAAGCCGACGCTGGGGACGCTTTTTGGATAATCCATAGGTTGTTCGTTCCTTTGAAATGACAAATGACCGGCGTCGACACGGCGCCTTTTAGGTGCCTGCCCGCGGTCTGTTTTCTGAAAATAAAAAGCCCACAACGAAGTGGGCTTGGGTGACGCTGAACGGAGGCTTTTCGGCTTAGTTGGAAAGGCCGCTGGCCAGCTCGCGAATGGCGACCAAAGCTTCATCACCCGCGCTGCGCGCCAGATCCATATTGCCCTTGGCTGCCTGTGCGCGAATTTGCGCTTTGGCTTTCAGGCGCAGCGTACGCAGTGCCAGCAGATGGTCGGTCAGTTGATCGGCCTTGCTCAGAATCTGCTCGGCGGCCTGTTTAGCCGTGCGCCCTTTGACCATCCACGCGGCGACTGACAGCGGCACTTCCTTTTTCGGGTAACCGGCGTCCTGATAAGCCTGCGCGTCAGCGGCGGCCTGGGCGTACTCCAAGGCTTTGAGGGGGTCGCCGGCCAGCGCGGTGCGGATGTTGTCGGCGGTGGCGTCGACTTTGGTACACAGACGTTCAGTTTCCTGCTCGTCCAGCACAGCCTGCTTATCGCCGTTCACGACCCACTTCTCACCGTCCCAGTCATGGGCGGCAGAAGGTTGAGGAAGGCGCATCTCGCCGTCGAACTGATGAAGTTCCTGAATCACGATCATCGAATTAGCTCCCACGACAGTTGGACGTTCACGGCGTCTGCAAAGTTGATCGCAATCCCGACGCTGTAGTCGGTGACAGGGTGGCTCTTGATGCCCATGCTGAGTAACAGCTCATCACTGTCGGCGTTCGACTGGCCAAGATTGTGCTCTGCCTGATAGCACTGCCACAGCGAGCGCAGATTGGCATGGTCGAAACTGGCGGCCAGCGTTGAAACCGTCACGTCGTTAACGATGTTGTTGGTGAACAACACACAAGGGGAAACCGTTGCGGGGTTCCAGCCCCCGGGGTTGTTGGAACTCCCCGTAATAATGGGCGACAGGAAGCAGTAGTTACCGCCCGCCCATCCCGTTGACGGAAAGGCAACCGACGTCACTGCCGTCGAAGACGGTGTCGGGTTGCCAGCAACCAATCGTGCAGAACGAGCATGGGGATCCAGTGGCAGGAAAATTGCGCCCGTGCCGTTGACGGTCTGGGTCCAGGTCAAGCGGGCACGGTTGTATATCGTTCGCACCGTCGGCACCGAACCCGGTGCGCCGGTCACGACCCAAGCCAGGCACATGTCCAGTGCCGTTGACTGGAAGCCGCCACCGGCGGCACCGTTTACCGTTCCTTTCAACGACTCGGGCGTCACGTCATGAATGTTGCCACGCTGCACGTAGAACGTCAGCGCACCACCAGAAACTTGCGTGCGCAGAAAGTAATGGCTGCTGGGCAACAAATCCCCGCTGCTCCAGGCCGATGTCACAAAAGTGCGCGAGCGGCCCAACTGGCCATTCACCACTTCCTGCCCCAGACTGATAAACGTACCCGCCGCGATCGAAACCTTGCCACCGCTGGTAGCGGCAGCTGCTGGGCTGACCGTCAGCCGGCCATCGGCAGTGGCCAGCGTCGGCAGCGGCAATGCCACCAACGGCAGCGCCAAATCCTGGTTCCAGCCCTTGGCCGTCACCGATTGGATCGCTTGCAACAACTGATCGTATTTCTTCTCGTCCGGTGTCAGGTCCGCCGCCTTGATCACGTTGAGAATTTCCTGCGTAACTCCGTTACCCCAATCCGCCGGAATCAACGATCCCGGCGTCCCCGTCATGGGGTTTTCATCAACAAACTTGCCATTCACCAGCCCGGCACTGGGCACACTCTTCGGATAATCCATCCCTCATCCCTCCCTAGTCATAATTGATGTGCACCTTGGTATGCGCCGGTGCGCTGCGGTGGATCAGGCATTCCAGCGCCGAGCCCGGGTTTACGCCGAAGCGCTCCCCCCAATAGCTCGCGCCGTAACGCCGGCCGAGCAGCAAGCGCCCGCCGGTATTGAGCGTCCACATGAACTGTGCTTCCCAGGTGCCCCAATGCGCCGAGCCGAAACGGGCGCGGCCCATGCGTGGGGCTTCGTGTTCGGTGATGCTGGCGTTGGGGTAACCCTGGCTTTTGGCGATGTCGAGGTAATAGCCGACAGCCTGGCTGCCGACCGCGAGCAGGCGGCGGCGTACGGCGAGGCGGCGGTCGTCGAACAGTGGCGTGGTGCCCAGGCACGGGTCGGGCAATTGCATGACGCGTTCCCAGTCCGGCACCAGTTCGCTGACGCCGGCCGGGTCCATTTCGTTGAGCAGGTCGGCGGCGCGCGCATCCAGACGAGCGAGTTCGACGGCGACGCCTTGCAACACTTCTTCGAGTTCCGGCACGCGTTCCGGATCCCATGCCGGGCCACTGGGCAGCAAGGCGCGCAACTGCGCCTGGTATTGCGCGGCGGTTCTTATGCCCCCCATACGCAGCCTCCGAAGGTCAGCAGTTCGCTCTGCCCGGCCGGCACGTCAGCGGCTGGAGCAGTGAGCGTGTAATCGTATTCGCCGCCGGCGCTGCTGATCGCTTCGCGGATATGGCTGATCAGCAACGGCACGCCGAGGTCAGCCTCGCGGTTGTGCAGATCGCGCAACTGCGCTTCGACGGCGGCGCGCACCGCGGTGGTGTCCGGATTGACGCTCTTGAAGCGATACACCACCGGCACCTGAACCGGTCGCTGCACGTGCACTTCCGCGGTCACCGGACGCAGCGGTTCGATGTACTCCTGAACCTCCGCCAACTGTTCATCGTTCGGCACCGGTTGCGGATCATCGTCGCGCATGATGAACACGGTTACGGTGCCCGGGCCGAGCAAGCCACCACGGCACCACGCCCGCGTCACGCCCGGCACTTCCAATGCCCAGGTTTCGTAGTCGCTGGCCGCGCCACCGTGGGGAATCACGCGGTAGGAACGGATGACCCGCGAGCGCAGCGATTCGAGGCTTTCCCGCGCCACACCGCCGCTCAGGCCCGGCGCCAGTACCGTAAAGCTGTTGCCGACAATCCCGGCAATCGGCTGCACCGGGGTCAGCGTCAGACCGGCGTCAGCGTTGCCGAGGCTGCCGGCCTCCAACGCGGCAATTGTGGTGTTGTTGCTGCCATTGACCGTGGTGCGCACGGCGGTGACTTTGTAGGTGCGGCCATCGTTCGCTTGCAGCAGCGTGTCGACGTCGAGCACCGCGCCGGCAGTGGCGGTAAAACTGACGCTGCCGGTAGCCACTTGCGCAGCTTTGCGCGGCTGATTCAGGCGCAGCGCGGCGATGCGTTCCAGGGTTGACTCATCGGCTTTGTCGGGCAGGATCTGCTCGGCAATCCAGTCGAGATAACCGTACAGACCATAAGCGGCGCCGCCGAGGGTGCGGGCGAGCACTTGCGCATCGGACTGGCGCAGCGAATCGCCGGCCAGGTCGCTTTGGGTGCGCTTGATCAGCACCG